CTAGTGATGCAGATGCTATGGCAATATCTAGTGGTGGTGTTGTAACATTTAGTCAATCTCCTGTTGGAACGGGTTTAACTTTATTACTAAACGACACTATATCAAGTGCTGTATCTGCGTATGACATTTCATCTACATATATAAATTCTACTTATGATTCCTATAGAATAATTGGTTATTTTTTACCTGCTGATGATAATAAATATTTAATGATGCAAGTTTTTGTAGGGGGTACTGTGCAAACTAGCAGTATTTATGGATATGAAACAAATAACATTGGGTCAAGCAATCAAGGTGGTGGCAATACTGAAGCTGATTTTGGAACACAACAATTTGGTTCTGGAAATCAAGCAGGTGAGGGAAGTAGTATTGATATGACAATACAAAATGTTAACAGTACTGTTGCTCCTTTTGCTATAAGTGGATTTAATAATCATCAAAACACAGACCCAAATCATAATGCTAGTACTTTTGCTGGTTCATTGTTAGCTGCAAATAGAGCCAATGTTGTAAATGGCCTAAGATTTAAATTTCATACTGGCAATATAGCATCTGGGTTTTTTCAGTTATATGGAATAAGGAAATAATATGGCAAATGGAAACAAAATGGTTGATGGTCAGATAGTTGAAATGACTGATGCAGAACAAAAAGAGTTTGAATCAAGAGATTTTTCTGATGCAACTAAATTATCCATGTTAAGAAATCAAAGAAATGCACTGTTAGCAGAAACAGATTACATGGCATTGGGTGATGTAACTATGAGTGATGCTTGGAAAACCTATAGACAAGAACTTAGAGATATAACTAAGACTTATCAATCAATGAGTGATGATGGGTTTACGTTTCCAACAAAGCCAAGTTAAGGAGTAAAGCATGACCAAAGCAGCAGAATTAGCAAAGATGGGTGAAGTCCTAACCAATAGTCAGATTGGTGGGCGAAGGAATATGGTCATCAATGGTGCAATGCAAGTGGCACAGAGAAGCACTTCAGCAGTTACAGGACTTGGTGCGAGTGCAGGTTATTCTACAGTAGATAGATTTAAAATGCACTTTGCAAATACAGCAGGTCGTTTAACAATGTCACAAGAAGCTATTACAGATTTAAGTGGTTTTTCTGAAGCTATAAAACTAGATTGTACTACAGCAGATACTTCTATTGCAGCAGGTGAACTTGCTTCAATACAAACTAGATTTGAAGGTAACGATTTACAACAATTAAAAAAAGGTACATCTGATGCAGAAAAAATAACAGTATCTTTTTATGTTAAAGGAAATGCAAGTGCTACATATACTTGCGAACTATATGACAATGATAATAATAGACATAATGGGCAAGAGTTTTCTGTTACTACAAGTTGGACAAGAGTTGTACTTACTTTTGCAGGAGATACTACAGGTGCATTGGGCAACGATAGTGGTAATAGCTTTCAAATAAACTGGAATTTACACGCAGGTAGTACATATACAGGTGGTACTTTTTCATCAAACACTTGGAATACTACAACTAATCAAAGAATAGGTGATAATCAAACATCTTTCTTTGATAGTGATGCTAGAACATTCTTTATAACTGGAGTGCAAATGGAAGTAGGCTCACAAGCCACACCATTTGAGCATAGGTCATTTGGGGAAGAACTACAGCTTTGCCAAAGATATTATTCAGAGGTAAGTGTCGGTTATTATGCAGGAAATGGAAGTGGTACTACTAAGATAGCTACTGGTATGCCTTTACCTACACCATTAAGAGCAGCACCTAGTTCTATTGCAGGTTTAAATGTTCACAGAAGTGGTAATCAAACTGCAACTTGTACTATTGATTCAATAGCTCTTTCTGCAAACAGCAGTTTCTTATATGTAAGATTTGCAGGGTTTTCAAGTGGTACTGATGAAGCTGCTTTTGTTGTTTATTTAAGTGCAAATATGAAATTAGATTCGGAGCTATAAGATGGTTATTAAAGATGCAAAATGGTGTGATGCTGATGAAAGACTTGGGGAAACTACTGCTTTAATAGCTACTATTGATGGAGTATCTATAGCTATTCCAAAAGACCCCAACAACAGACACTACCAAGCAATCCAAGAATGGGTAGCTGAAGGCAACACAATAGAGGAAGCTGATTGATGGTCAAGGCTAGTGAAGTAAAAGCACAGATAGATACACACGAAGCTGTGTGTGCTGAGAGATGGAAAGAAACTATCTTACGGATCAAACGCATTGAACATATTATGATTGGCACAGCAGGTACAATGATGCTGATGATGGCAGGTTTACTACTGAGGTGACACCATGCTTGAAATGCTAATGGTAGCAAATAGTGCCTTCGCAATTATAAAACAAACACTTGAAAATGGAAAAGATATAGCTTCAGCAGGATCTGCGATCTCCAATTTTGTAGGTGCTGAAGAAAAACTAAAGCAAGATTTACATAAAAAAAAGAATAGTCTTTGGACTAACTTCTTAGGCAAAACTGACAATGATCTTGAGGAGTTCATGGCTCTTGAGCAGATACGAGTTAAGCAAGAGAAGCTACGAGAATATATGCAGCTATATGGTAGAGCAGGATTGTGGACTGACTATCAACAATATTGTGCTGATGCTCGTGTGGCAAGAAAAGAAGCACGAGTTAAGCAAGAAAAACGTATTGAATATATTAAAGACATGACTCTTAAAGTAGTATTGGCTATCTTAATAACTGCTTTATTATCAGGTGTAATAACTGTATTAGTAATTATAGCTAAAAAGAAAGGTATAATATGACAGCATTTATGTTAGCTTGTTATCTTAATGGCTCTCTCAGTGGCACGATATACTTTAGAAATGTCAATGATTGTACTTACTACACAAAGTATTTAAGTGAACAAACATATGACAGTGCTACTGGTGAGGAAGTAATATACAAATGTATATGTAAACTTGTACCACAAGTAGACGAAAAGAAAGTGAGAGTTTACTAATGACAGAAGATAAAAAGAAAATTGTTAACTTAGACATAGGACAAAACAGCTTTGAGTTATCACTGAGAATACTGGGTAATGAGTTTGTTGCTATTAAGATTGGCTCTACTAACTTCAGTGGCAAGTTAATTGCAGGTGGTATATTATTATTATTCTTTACTTTAGTTTTGCTTGAAGGCTTTGGTTTAAATGAAGTTCTAAAACAATAGAGGAGTAAGTAATGTTAACTGCATTGATAGGTCCAGTAAGTAAACTTGTTGGTAAGTTTATAGAGGACAAAGATGTTAAGAATAAACTGTCACATGACTTGGCTACATTAGCACAACGTCATGCACAAGAATTAGCTAAGTCACAGATAGAAGTAAACAAGATGGAGGCACAATCTCGTCACTGGTTTGTTGCATCTTGGAGACCTTTTATTGGTTGGACTTGTGGTATTGCTTTGATGTGGCATTTTGTTTTGTCGCAATTTATTTTATTTTTTGCCACCATGTTTGGTTACACTTTACCTGCATTGCCTGATTTTGATATGGGTTCTTTGATGACTGTGCTAATGGGTATGCTTGGCTTGGGCGGACTTCGTACATTCGAAAAGTATAAAGGTATGACAAAATGAACATAGAACAATTTAGAGATGAACTAAAAAGAGATGAAGGTGTTAAGAACGAAGTCTACCTAGATCATTTAGGCTTACCTACTTGTGGGATAGGACACCTTATCACTGAATGGGATACAGAATATGGTGCTGATGTAGGTACACCAGTAGCAGAAGAAAGAGTTAACGAACTTTTTGAAAAAGATTTAGCTACTACCATTAGTGAATGTAAACTTATTTACCATGACTTTGATGTGTTACCAGTTAAGGTACAACATATCGTTGCGAATATGTTGTATAATATGGGTCGTCCTCGTTTAAGTCGTTTTCACAAAATGAAAAAAGCTGTGGATAATCGTGACTGGCATGAAGCTGCACTACAAATGCAGGACTCTAAGTGGTATAATCAAGTGCCTAACAGGGCAGATAGGCTTGTTCAAGAAATGAAAACTGTCAGTGAATAAAGGATATTCTAGGGTACAATCATACTAGAGGGAGTGTTTACCCCCTCTGTATGGCTCTTATATCAAGCCTTTTTTTGCAAAGAATACATTACAAGCTGACTTCTACCTGCATTTCCCTTTCGAGTGTCACCATTACGATATATCAAACCTTTTCTTTCAAGACTTGCATATCTTGGTGTGATACTCCCCTCTCTTACATTGCCTATGTGTGGTAAAGTTTCCCATACGTCATCATGTATTGCACCTCTTTCTCCGTGAGCAGTGATTGCATCAAGGACAACTCTCTCAAGTCTATTGGTGTTTACTTTTTCGGCAGCTTCCCATGACGTTTTAGGATCATGGGTTCTTGCCATTGCTTCACTAGAATGGTACTTCGTCATTGATTTCCTCCTCATCATTGTTGACTGTGTAAGAATCTTCACCTACTCGTGGTGTCTTGTCACCTATCCGTGCAGACAAGAACTTGGTATTGCCATCTTTGGATACAGTTTTCCAACAAGCAATCCTGCGACTGTCTTGATTGGGCAGTGTCACTGGACCACTGAAGTCTGGTGACTTCTCATTCTGAGACTTGTCGTTCTCGTACATAGTACCGACCTTTGCATAGACATCTCGTGCAGTACCACCATCAGGTAGTGAGGCTTTGACAATGACAATCCTATGCTCTGTGCCATTACTGTCTAGCTTCCCTTGCACAAGCAGACTTTCATCTGCTCGTGGTTTGAAGAAACTGCCTCTGTCTGTGTTATCATAATCCATCATCTTGTCCTTTCATTCTTGGTTTTGATGTAGTTATTGTAGGTTGACTTGCGACATTACCATCATCATCTTCTGAAGGTAATCCGTACACACTCTGCAAAGTATATCTTTTGTAGTATGTGATAGCTGATCCAATCTTCTGTGGATTCTCCATGTTTGCTTGTGCCAACATGATAGGTAGCTTTGACTCAATGACAGTATCATCATGCTCGTGCATAACTTTGGTTGATACAACTGGTATTACACTGTTGCCACCATTGATGTCTGACACATATTCATATGTCATTTCTTGGGTAAAGAACAAACCAAACTGATTGCCTTGCTTTACTGCTTCTATAACTGACTCTAGTGTAGAGTAGTTACTTCTGAAGTGTGGGTTCTTACCATCTTTCTTTGCAGTGACAGCAAGTTTTTGGAACTCAAGAAGTGCAGTCTTTATTGTGTGCTTCTTGACAGTCCATACTTTACTAGGCTCTGCTTTTTTGGTATTAGTTTTAGTATCTGTCATGTGTAACCTCCATTATACAGATAGTTGAAGGGGTGAGTTGGGTCTACTCACCCTTTCTTTGTTATGCGAATTGACCCTCGTTTATCTCGCTTGATTGACAGAACATCATTGTAGATCTCTGCTTCATCAGGCTTGATCTCTTCTTTGAGCATCTTCTTGGCTATATCAAACTTTTTTGCATAAAGTTCGTTATCAAGATATGCTTCGGTAGCTGTTGTAAATGAGTTGCTTTTGGATACATCTCGTTTTGTTTTACCATTGATAGGTATCTTGTCTGTCATAAGTTTGTCTACCACAGTAGCAACATCATCAGGTTCATTGCCATGTACTACACAATCCCAAAACTCTTTGATCCGTGTAAGCATAGTATCTTGGTAATCAGCACTAGCATCAACAACTACTGCATCATATCTGTTACCAAATATTACAGATAGTAGTCCTTGCTTTGCACCTGATAGATACATATAAAACTGAATCTGTGGCATATAGAAATCAATCATATGCTCCATAGTATTCATACTGTGTGTGTGTTTACATTCAATAAGTACATTGTTGGGATAGTCATATCCATCAAGTGTACCTTGTAGGTTTATGCTGCCATATTGTTTCTTGAATGGCACTTGATTAGAAAACCCATAATCAAATTGTTCTTGTGACCATTGCATATTGAATGATTCTGTTTGTGATCCAAGCTGTACATTGAACTCACGAGACAAATCTTTGCGACCGATCTGACCCATCTTGATCTTGTATAACTCGTTCCATCTTCCTTGCATCAAAGATACCATGTCGCTACCTCTGATAAAGTCCTCACGCATAGGTGAGTGTCGTATATCTAGTGTCATTGAAACCTCCATTTCTGCTATCAGCATACACTATTTATTTAATTATATCAAGTATTTAAGTTAAAAAGTAGGCTTCGTTGTATGTCAAGTAAACACCTACTTTTTAACTATCTATATAGCTTCCGTTTCAGGATACGAAAGACCTTACTTGACTTAAAGCTATATAGAATTTCGTTACATATAATTCCTATTTGTTGCAGTCATACCTGCAGGTTGTAGATTATCTTTCCTATCAGGATAGAATAATAAATGCTGATAATAACTGTGATAGCTATTTATCTTTACATAACCTGCACGATCTATTTCATCTAGTTCTTGTGGCACATCTTCGAATCTATCTTCCATTTGCTTTCTCCTTTGTGTGTAAATAATAAGTTTGATGTTCTTTCTCATCACCAACATATACATATTGGAAGTTAAATGATTGTCCAAACTCATAGCCTTGCTTGTAATATGCAGATGATTTTTTATTCATATCCATTTCTTCCTGCAGTAAGCCATCAGCTACACCATCTTTAAAGAATGATAAGTAACCTCTACGTTTTATTTCTCTAGGATTTTCCATACTTTGGTTTACTCCTTACTAGTGCTTGTGCTAAGTCATAAATCATATGATCCATTTCCCAACATGTAATATTATTTTCTTCACATTTAGTTTGAAAGGTATCTACTTTCATATTTGCAACTTTCTTTAAAGCTATTTGCAAATCCCAACGTTCTTTATAACTCATCTTTCTTCCTCCTTTTCATCATTATAAAACACAACGATAGAATGTATCCTATCACTGTTAGGGTGATCGCCATTTCTTCTGCTCATTATTTTTTCATAATCAGACTTGTCTGCATATGCCCAGTTAGTGTGACCTAGTATTTCATCACAGCAATCATCTATTACATCTGCTACATATCTACTCATTACTTATCTCCTATTGATGCAATTAGTTTACTTGATATCAACTCCACCAGTGACTTACGATAGTATAGCTTTGGCTCTACATATTGATAGATCTCTGCCAGTGATGGGAAGAACTTACTGTTGAGACATATCTTGTGACACGCATCACGCAATATATCTGCAGGTATGTGACTGAGTTTAGTAGCATAGACCTTTGCCTTGAGTGCCATGTCTCTCTCGGTCAATGCTGATTGTTTAGCAGTACATACCATGACTTCCATGATCCAGTCTTGAATATCTTTAGGGTCAGCTACAGTCATAGCTTCTTGCATTGTCTTGATGAGCAATGGTTTTTGGACCACCATGATCTTAGCCATGTCTGATATGGTAGGCATCTCCCATCTGAAGAATACAAACGAACTGTTGACTCGTTCATTTATCCTGCAGTTCAGAGTAGACTCTAGCATAGAATGAATCTTCTTTGTGTATCCGTTTGGATCTGTACCCCACTGCTGAACGAGAGTTTTTGCGATTGGTTTGTTTGTCACACCATTTGCAATATTCCTGATCCCAGTCTCCTCTACGATACTGGTTGCCAATGTAGAAATGTTTGAAGTATTTAGTTTCTCTGTCATGGTTAACCTCCTTGTATTTGTCCATGATTGCTTGGCTTGGTTGCCAATCCTTAGATAGTTGGTTCATTGTATTTGCTCCAGTACTCATTCCATATGTCTGTCGCAATAGCATTGCACCAGTCTTTGTCTGACTGATAGATGGGTTTCATTTTATAGTTGATGTATCGCTTTACTTGTGACACATCTTCTGCTTGTTCTAGTTGCTGCTCAAGACCATCAAGTTGTATTACTTGATCGTAGTAATCTTGCCATAGTTTTTTGTATTTGTTCATGACTGTCCTCCTTGTTTCATAGCCATTGATAGTCGCATCTCTGTTAATCTTGCAGGTGTAACAATAGATTCGTTACATGATTTGCAACACCAACCATCTTCAGATATTGGTGATGGATTATGACCACCATGATAATATATGTCACCATTTTTATCACGATCAGGTTCAATATCTTTGTGGCAGATACAACAAATTAAATTATAATTCATTTAATAATCTCCTTAAATATTTTATCTGGAATGATAGCAACCCATCTTGGTTCTCCAGTCTTACGTTTATACATTGCAATATCTTTTCCTTGTAACACCTTGAATACACTAGGAAATTTATCTACTGCTCTGTATTTTATTTCGACAACATACTCTACTCCTTTGATTACAAGTTTGATGTCACCAGTATGTTCACCTCCCAGACTACCTGAGAGGGGAACTTTTTTTACTGGTAACTTCCATGAGGTGAATAGTTTTACAAACCAATTCTCATGATAGTTACCTTTGATTTTACTTTTACTTGCCATTTGATACTTCTATCTTTACTAGGTTAGCTTCAAGTATAATTATCTTTTCATTGATTTCTTTTCTTAATTTCATCAATGCTTTGATCTGCCCATACAAATTAGATTTATTACAAGCATCATCAATTATATTTGCTACTGCTTCATTCATTTTACTTTCCTTTCTTGTATATATTTTTCTAGTTTTATTTGAAAAATCTTTTCTGATTCTCTAAATTTATGTCCACATTCACCACATTGAGCATCTTTAAATGGACCCCAATATTCTGTGCCACATTCAGGACAAATTAATTCTTTAGCCATTAGAACTCTCCATCATCATGTGAAATTGTAAGGTAAACTTGCAATGCTTCACACCAACAAAGCAAGTTAAATAGTTTGGGTTCAACAAGTTTACGTTCCCATTGTCCAAACAACTTAGTGTTTATACCAATGTCTATAGCTAATTTTTCCTGCGATATCTTTCGTTCTTGCCGCAGTAATACTAGCTTGTCTATCAGTGACACATATTGATATCGTACTGTATTTTTCATAGCTTAAGTGTAGCTACGCACTAAGGAGATAATGCGTAGCTACTACCCAACCAACTAGGGTTCAGTTAAAGCTATGTTTGATCTGACTATCCATCATATCATTGAGGATATCAGATGCTTCTTTGCCTTGCCAATCTTTGGGTGCATTTTGTTTCTCCCATATCTTGATTGTCTTGGCAGTCATCATGTTGATCCATACTTCAGGGTGGTAGTTGCCATATGGTTTGGCAACATCACACATATGATCGTACATTTCTCTGAAGTCTTGTGGTGTACCAATTCTAGCATAGGCTTGGCACATTTTTAGTTCTGATGTAGTGTAGTTGATGTCCATTATAACCTCCATTAATTGAACATTGAGTCTGACTTAGACATATATGATAGCATCTTACTATTACGTTCTACAATAGTTTTGTTGGTGCTACTGACATTTACTGGGTGAGATATCCAATGTGTTACTGCATTGTATAATGCCCATTTGTTGCTACCAATTTGATTTTCGTATTTACCCCAAAGGCTTAGTAAGTTTACATACTGAGTTTCGTTACGATACCTGCCATCAATGGTTGGCTTTGGTGTCCAAGTAAGTTTTGAAAACAATTTATCTGCATCATCATCTGTTACTTTAGTATTGTACCATTCACGAAAGCGAGGCTCATTACTACGAAACAAATCTACTGAGTGTTTGATATGATCAAAGTTGTAGTTGAATATACCATTGTGTTTCTGTCTGTAGTTGGCAATCTTATCAGGTGTAGTGCAACCATTCATGCACCACAGACGTAGACCATCAGCTTGTATCATCACGGACCAAACACCATTGTATGAATTACGAAGTACAATTTGAAATGCAATGTAGTCTTGCATTGCAGGATCATCAAAGCAAATCTCTTTGAAGATAAGTTTTGCCTCCATCATTGCACCATTGTCAATCATGTTGATCTGTGTGATGTATGGTGTTTTCATACTATCAGCTATATCAATGACTGGTTCAAGTACTGCAGCATGAGTGACTGGTCGGTATGATTTGGAATGATCGCCAAGATACTCTTCTGTATCTGATCTGATAATCATGACACGATTGTCACAGTCAATCATCTTGTCATCACACATACCTTTCATTGGTATTGTTTCGATAGGAAAGTTATACTCTGCAGGTTTGTCGATTAGTTTTGCTAGTTGGGTCATATGATTCATAGTGTCCTCCTTGAATCAGTTAGGGTTAAAAGCTACAAGTGCAAATACAAATGTAGCAAACATTAATATACAAAAGATTATGTATATTAAATAGATTATAAAGAAGTTACTCATCATTTCTTTATACTTTTTCTTGTGTTGGCAAGACCATGTTGGAATGTTGCCAAGCTAATTGTGTATGCAACAATGAAGTTGAATACATATGGATCAGCACCAGACCATTCATAAGCATATATGATTGATAGTATAGTGCCAACTGTTCCTAGTATTATACATGAAATGTAAATCATTTTGATTCTCCAATTTAAAGTTACAATTTAAAACGATCATATAATTATCTGCGACACGGCTATTACACGATCAGGTTGACGTTGTTCCATTAGAACTCAAGGGTGGGTGGGTGGGTCTAATAGAACTGAGTATAGAGTGCATAGTGTGAAGTATATTATAGAAATGTATATAGAAAGTTGCGTTTGGTTACTTATAAAAGTAACTCGGTTTGGTTCTTTGGCGAGTCAAAGAACAGAAAAAAACCTCTATAGAAATAAATCTATAGAGGTTATAAAAGTTATTTAGATAATCTTTCTTTCATTTGTTTCATAATATCTGATGTTGCAGTTGTAGAAACTTTGTTTGTTTGAGACTCTTTATAATCTGCAAACCATTTTTGACCAAAGTCTTTAGTATGTTTGCCATCATTCCAAGTCCAACCAGTATAGATGTTAAACATTGAAACCATCATATCATATAAGAATAAACCATTATGTAAAGATGCTTCAGCTTTGATTATATTGTTAGGTTTTACATCTTCTGATGAATTTTCAATAACTTGTCTTTCAACAAAGTTCTTATCTAATTCATCAAGATATTTAGTTTTAGATGTAAGAGACCAAGCAAGTTGATTAAGTACACCGCCTATAAGATATACTGCATCTTTGTTCCAATATGGATTGGTTTCACCTGACATTTTCTTTTTCTGTTCGATTGGTTCGAATTGTCTAAGATCAAGATGTTCGAGTACTTCCATTGTGATTTTGTTAATAACTTCGTTTGAGTTTTTCTTTGTAGTCATGTCTTTCTCCTAATTTATTGGTTGATGATGAAAGGGTTGTATCGCATATCGTAAGACGCAAAAGTCAAACAAACTCAGGTGCTAGGTTTACTTAGGACTTGGCATGGCAGATCAGACCTTGCCCCAACATAGGTCTGCCATACCCAAGTTCTTAGGAAACATTGTCCACTTCCTTAGTTTGTTTGAAGAATAGCCTGAGCAACCACAACACATTCGATATGCTTTTGTGGCTGATATGCGAAACAAGACTGCATCAACCAAGAAATTAGACGAGAAAGATATGACGTCTCGACAAAGAAAAAGTCAAATGAAGTTATGTTTGTGTTGTGTGTACTGTGTGTATGTCTTTGATATCATTAAGGAATTGAAATGCCCTT